CTTTGGCTCGACTTGTGCCACTCCCGTCACATCGGAGGACGTGGCAAGGACCAATGCCACATTTATCAGTGGAACAAATCCCTCCCTAGTGGGCATCCATTCACGACGATCGTAAATTCCATTTACTCGCTCATTCTGCTGGTTGGCTCCTACATGTCCATTACTGGTGATCTCACTGGTTTTTGGGCCAAAGTGGCGCCTTTGACCTATGGTGATGACAATGTTGTCAATGTCAGCTCTGACATCTCGCATCTTTACAACCAGACTACTGTGGCTGAGGCTATGTTGCGTGAGTTTGGTGTTATCTATACTTCAGGGCATAAGGATGGTGAGCTTGGTACGGTTACGACACTTGACCAGATTACTTTTCTGAAGCGCGGGTTTATTTGCGAGGACAATCATTGGCTATGCCCTCTCGATAAGGACAGTTTTCTCTACACGTTTTACTGGTGCAAGAATCGCAAAGAGGAGGCGAAATACATCCTTACGACGATGGAGAATGCTCTCGAGGAGCTTACACAACATCCGCAGAGAGTTTGGGATGAATATGCTCCTAAAATTTACGCTCTTTTGAGCAGACGGAACTATGTTCCTAAGTGCGCCCTGGACCGGGGGGCGTATTTGAAGCTAGTCCGTGCTCGCACGGATAACTGGTATTAACTGTAAGCTATATACGGTATTATGTTATTTAAATACAGGCAGTCTACCTTTTCGTAATATGTCAGGAACTTATAGTTAATTACGTGGTCTTATACCTTACTACTCAGGCCGTTTGCCAGAGAAAGACACCACTGTATGGGGCTTGGGAGGGCCCATACTTTTATTTCTCCTGCTTCAACCGATCAAAAAGATATCAGCAATGTGGGTGTTTTGCCTACAGACCTTGTCACCATTTGTGACAAAATTGACAGCTTAGCTGTCAACGGAACCGAAGACACTGGTGTTACTTCATTTGTCCAGGAGTCTTGTGAGGATGTAGTAGTACTTCCTAAAGTTTCTAGTATTAACTTAGCTCCTTCGAAAACCGGGCTCACTCAGGATTTGCTTGAGTATTTTAGCCGTCCTCGTCAGATTGCCTCTGGTCTTGTACCGCTTACTCGTACTAATGTTTTCGCAGTTTCACCTACCAGTCAGACTTTGGTGGCCACTTGGTTTCCTCGTGGTTTTGATCGTCTTACTGGTGCTATCGGGTGGCGGATGACTTGTGTTTACCACCTTCAGATTACGGCGACACCTTTTCATCAAGGCCTTCTTTCCCTTTGTGCTCAGTATGGAGTTGTTAGTGGTGGTACCGCTCCCTTGGCATCTCGTCCAGAAACCAGCACTAACTTACATCACACTCGCATCGATATTTCTGCGTCCACTATGACTCAACTTGAAGTTCCTTTCATGATGGATGTAGAATGGGTGCCTACTAACGGCAATTATGGCAACTCCGCTACGAATACAGCTATGCATACAGTAGGCATCAATGCGCTTACTCCGTCCACCCTTCCTACTGGTCTTGGTCAGGCACGTTGGAACCTTTATGTGTCGCTTAAGGACATTCAGCTTATTGGAGCTGCAAATCCTACTGTTACTTCCATCACAGTTCAGTCTGGCAAGAAGCTTGCTCCTAAGAATGCAGAGTTCGAAAATGATGCTTTTCCGGTTAGTTCTGGCTTCCATGCGACTTCTAGGGCTCTTCGCTTCTTTTCGAATGCTATTCCGCTCCTTTCTTCTATTGGTGGTACACCAGTCTGGGCACTTGAGAAAGCCGCTGGTGTTTTGCGCTACTTTGGGTATGCTAAACCCACCGTTCAGGATCCTGTCATGAAGACGAATGCAATCTACTGTGCTGCGGAGCAAAACGTGGACCAGCCTTTTGCTGGTCTCGTTGTAGGGCCTTTTGCGTCCCAGGATTTTGGTGTTGGAGCTCGTTTTTCGGGCACTGACGTTGATGAGATGGCGGTTAAGTATGTCGCTACGCGATGGTCCCAGACAAATATTCTGGAGATCCGTACAACTGATTCTGTCAATCGCGCTCTCTGGGTTGGCGTTAATGCACCTAGTTCTTATTACTTTCGTGCACCTACGTATAACGCCAATAATGCTAATGGTAATATCGGCCCTTTTAACTCTAACGTTCGTGA